GCATCCCAATAACCCCATTGGAGTTTAGTTGTATTTGATAAATCAGATGTCTTATTCAATAGAGGATAAATAATCGCCTCTGGTTTGAATGGATCGTCGCCAAAGTATGTTTCAAAATAATAAATTGGTCGATAGTCAAACTTACCATCGTGCCAAAACACCCTATTGGCAATAGTTCCCAGTAGTCGAGTCATTCTCTCCGAATGTTTCATTCTAACATCTTTTGTCGGGATAAGTTTATCGTAAGCCTTGGTTTTATTCCCAACAGTCCTCTTTGCCCCTAAAGTGTAGATACGACTTATTTTATTGATAAATTTTCGTGTAAAATTAGTCATTGAGGGTGGAATTTCCGTAAAAGCCTCTCCTGTGAAAAAATCCTTAATATAAGATTCGGTAGATGTACCAGAATAATAATCTAAAAATTTTCTTATTTCATTTCTCTTTGCGTGAGCATTGGATAGCTTTGCTTCTGTTAATTTGTTTTTAATTAATTGTTCAATCATCTTTGAATCCTTTTCATTACTGTGTTTTTCATGGGAAATCTATTGGTGATAAAGTATCTAAAGGCATCACATCCATGATCGTGATAACCGTCTTTAATGGGTTCTTCTTTAATTGGTTTGCCATCTTCTGTCTCTGGGTAACGGTATTCTTCAAAATCCTGTATGACATCTTTGCATTTCTTATCTACATGAACCTTTCGTGTGCCATCCGCACTCTCAAAGAACCCTCGTGCGTATGATACGCTTGATGTGATATTGCGACTCAATCTATCTCGCATACATAAAATCTTGATCCCACTTCGTCTAAATATCTCCATATCTCCTGCACCTGATTGTCCTTGAACGCTTGAACCAGCAGGGTCTCCATAGAATGAAGTGATAGGATAACCTTTAATCTTAATCATCTTGATTAAATCTTCTGTTTTGATATTTTCTTTGTGCAGAATGGAATCAAAGACTCGAATATGTTCCGTGTCTCCAATCCATTGAGTTTGCATAAATAATACCGCAGGCATACGATAGCCAAAGTCGATTGAGCAATAGGTAGGTAAATCCTTATCATAGGAAAAATCACCCACATCCAATTCTCTATCAAAATCCCATACCTTACCTTGAAAGACTGAAAATTCAGCCCCAAATTCTTGTCCAAACAATTCCTTCGACATATTACGTTTGCGTTCTATAATTGCAGGGTCGTCTAATCCGAGGGGAAATTCATGCTGATTAATCCAAGATGGGGAAGAATGGCTCTCCCATTCATCATCAACTTCTCCAAGTTTGTATAAGTCGTAAATCCAATTTCGTCCCTCTGGGGTTGTAATAAAGATTACTTTCCCCTTCCGTCCTGCAACTGTTGGCGATAAATACATATCCCAAATCTTTTTGTTCATTTTTGCCACCTCGTCAATGACAAGGAAGTCCAACCCCTCTCCAACCAGAGAATCGGCATTATCTGCACTCATTCCTTCAACGGTTGTCCCCCATTTAAACTTAATATACATATCTTTTTCGGAGGAGCGGACAATATCATCTCCATGTCCTATAACCATTCTCTGCCAAATCTCTCTAAAGATTAATCGTGCTTTTTTATAAGACATCCCCACAACCCATACTCTTTTATTCGGTTGGGATGCTACATAGGTCGCTTCCATTGCACTTGCCCAAGTTTTCCCAAATCTACGTCCACATACCATAACATGGAATCTCGCATCTGGTTTTGACGGATAATGTAAGGCTAATTGACCAGTATGGGGAGTGTATCCAAGATATTCAAACCACTTTTTTTTAAAATCGTAATTTTTTTCTTGCATTATAGTTATTTATAATATATATTATACTATACATTTAATGCAAGTGTATTTTTATTAACTCACTAAAGAGGTTAAAAATGTCAGAAGAACAGATAGTCGATACAGACGTTAAAAAGGGCGAAGGGACAAAACCCGACACAAATGCTATACCCCGTTCAAGGTTGAATGAGGTCATTGATGAGCGTAACGCACTTCGTGATAAGATTCAGTCCTATGAACTTAAAGAGGAAGATGCGAAGAAGGCTGAACTCGAAAAACAGGAAAAGTGGCAAGAATTAAATGCCGAGCTTCAAAAAGAAGTTGATTCCTACAAACCTTTCAAAGATAAATTTGACGTCTTGGATGGTAAGATTCGATCCGATGCCTTGAGTAAACTTCCTGAAGGAAAACAAGAAAAATTTAAGAATCTCAATACTGCTGATCTTTTAAATGTTGTGGAAGAATTATCTGTCAAATCTAATCCGCCTGATAACGCAGGTACGGTAGATACAAAGATACCGAAAGACGAATGGAAGAAGATGGATATTAAAGACAAACGCAGTAATTGGTCAAGTATTGTGGATTCCTACAAACGATAGGAGTCATTAAATGGCTAACGTAACAGTCACAACTGCTGCTAATTTCATTCCTGAACTATGGGCTGACGCAATTTTAGATTACGCAGAACGCAAGTTTAGCTTGAAAGATAAGGTAACAGATGTATCCTCTTTACTATCTGGTGGTGGAGATACTCTCCATATCCCTCGGGTAGACGAAGAAACAGCAGCTTCCAAGTCAGCAGACTCGGCAGTAACTTATTCCGCTAACACGGATGGTAAAACAGACCTTTCAATCGACCAACATTTCTACGAAGCTAAACGCATCGAAGATATTGTTCGGGTACAAGAGAGTGCTGATTTGTTTAATATGTATGCAAAATCAATGGGATACGCCTTGGCAAAGAAAGTTGAAAATTATCTCGCAGTAGATATTCTTCAAAGTGCAACCGCTAATGATGTAACCCTTGCGACAGACAATACATTGCTTTCGTCTGAAATTCGTACAGGCACACAAAAGTTAATGGATATTGGTGTTGATTATACAAGTGATACTTACTTGTATGGTTCACCTGCGGCTTACAATTCATTGTTTGCTGTAGACGAATTTTCATTGAGCAATGAAGCTGGTCGTGCTTCTGCTCACGCTACTGGTAGTCAGGGTTCGATTATGGGAATGGATGCTTTCTATTCTGTTGATTGGGATGATGATGGTGGTACTGGTGATGAAACTGCAACTATCTTCACAAAAGATAGTGTTGTTTTTGCAATGCAGATTGCCCCAAGAGTACAAAGTTCATACGATATAGATTATCTTGCAACTTCAGTAGTTGCTGATGTTCTTTTCGGTGCATCTTTAGTGCAGAGTGCTGGCGATACAGCAGGACAGGTTGTTAATTTTAACAATCCCTAATAGGTAATAATACGGAGGGGGCTTAACCGCCCCCTTCTATAACAGATGCCCATGAGAAAACTCACGCTCGGTAAGGCATCACAATAGGAGAACAAGATGGGAGATATTGGAAGATATTCCGTAAAACAAACAGGCAACCTTGGTTTAGGTCAAGGTGGTTTTAACACTTATACAGACACAAGTCTCCATTCGGGGAATTGGGTCGCATTCAAAGCCGTTCACGGTGATGCAGTAATTGCATCTTCAGTAAGTGCAACTGGCGATAATTTACCCGCTTCCATGACATTATCAGAAGGTGATGTAGTCTATGGGGACTTCACAGCCGTTACTCTTTCGAGTGGTAAAATCCTTGCTTACATTGGCTAATGTTAAGGCTTAATTTAAGGAAGCCAATTAAACGAAAAACCTTTGGTAAGAAGGTTAGATCGTTATTCAAACGATTATTAGGAGGTTAGATGTTAAAATTAGGATTAGCATTAGCAAAAAGACACACCGTAAGGATATGGGAAGCAACAAAGAATTTTATAACATCAGATGGGAAGGTATTTCACACATCATCTGGTGACATATTTAACGTAGGATAATACAATGGCAAATTATAATTCAGGAAATACAGGTGCAGTAATAGATGCACAAATCGACAAAATGGAGAGCGTAACCTCCACAGCCGCAGAGCTCAACATCATGGATGGAAGTGCTACGACTCAAGCAACTGTTACATTAGCAGGAACAGATGGTGTAGTAATATCAGATGGCGATACGATGAAACAAGCGTTAGTATCAGATTTTGATACTTATGGAATTGATACTACACAAACTTTAACAAATAAAAGTATTGATGCTGATAATAACACTATCACAAATATTAATGCTTCTGAACTTGGCGTAACAGCAGGCACAGTCTCCGCAAGTAAAGCGGTGGTTGTAGATGCAAGTAAGAATATCGCAACGCTTGGAACGATTGGATGTGGGGCTATTACTTCTACAGGCAGTAGCTCATTTGGGGCAACTTCATTTGGTGATAATAACATCACAAATGTTGGAGACATATCTTTAGACAGCATTTCTTCTGATGCTGGCACTTCAATTAATGTGGTTCTTGGCTCTGATGCAGGAGATGATTTCACAGTAGATACGGACAAGCTTGTAGTTGAAGGTGATACAGGCAACGTCGGGATTGGTACTGCTTCGCCTGATAGAGCTTTGGTAGTCGCTAAGACATC